GTTAATTCCATTCGCGCTCTTACAAAGACTTGTAAGAGACATTCACTCATAATGTGACGCCAAATTTAGTAATATTTTTTGGATAAGTTTCGTGTTAGTAGGTCCTACTTTACCGTAAGGTAAAGGGAAGTCTAACTCTCACTTATGAACCTGTTAGGAAGAGGGTGACTCCTCCCAACCTAGCCTGAATTGAATGATCTGAAGAGCAGTTATGCTCGTGATACAGAGATGTGTTACGGGTAACAGGACATAATATCGGCAGTTCCGGTTAAAGAACTGTATGGTATTATAAACCTGAAGTGGTGCTCCCACTACCTTTTAAAGGTATCTACGGCCCTCGCAAGAGGACACCGAAATAGATTAAGAGCATGACAAGAAGTGATCTAAAAGGGTTTCATCCCCCTTAATAATTAGATTGCTTTCTACAGCTGGGATATGTTCATTGTTAGAACTAGCTTGATGATCGAAGTTACTACCGGCTCTGCCGGCAAGGGTGTTGAAACCCTTTAAAACTTAAATCGAGGGCGGTGGTACATGATACCCCCGTCCAGATCAAGTCCATCATGATAGCTCCTAAAGGTGATACCTTTAGTACTAACGCTATACTAGATGATCTAATCCCCCTCAATATAAAGAGGTCAGCTGGAATGATTCGAGGATGATGAATAACTTAGGGGTAAACCCGAAAATTATAAAATCCTTTGGTGGTCCTAAAAGAACCGCTAAGGGTAATACGAGAAGAGCGAAAGCTATTCCTGTATTTTATACCTTCCCTTCATTCGTTTATGCGAAAATCTGTGATATGGTCTTGAGAAATCAAGGTCAAGCCTTAGTAGCTATATTCATTAGAATATATGCTGCTTTGGGCGGAGCGACTACGAAAGGGTTAGTTAGTGGTATTAAAACCACCTTAACTAACTTCAGCAAAATTGCTGCTTCTCAAGGGATCAGAGGTTTAGTATTATACCTTAAAGTATGTTCTGTTTGTTTACAACATTACATTACCGGTCATATAGGAGAATCTCCCAATGAACCAAGGGTATCCAAAACTAGATCCGGTATTCCGAGAGTGTTTCCATTAAGTATTAGAAGAAAGATTCAAAGCCATTCGGCAATCACTATTAGATTTGCATTAAGTATGCTATCTATTTATAGAGATTTATCCTTTAAAGGAAAAATGAAACTTTCAACTATTACCGATCCTTCGACTGCAGCGCAAGGAACTCTTTCAATGATGATAGGTTTAATTCCTAGATTCACGAAATTGTTTGTTACGCCGGTACAACCTAAAGGAGGAATGAGGTTATGGTTAAAGGGGAGATTTTCATACTTCCCGATATCCACTTCCTCACCTTCCAGTGGTGGTGTATGGCCTGGTTCTCATCCTTATAATTTATTAAGAGCTGCCAGATCTTTAACTGATAAACAAGTTAATGATTTAGCAATCTTATGTAAATTAACCATATCAGAAGATGTCAAAATTCAACATCCGATAGACATGATAAGAGAGATAAAGGCTGAACCATCCTATGGTGATACCGCAGATGCGTCATATATCAGTACGTTTATACCTACTGGTAAATTAGGATTGAAAATGGAGGCGGCAGGTAAAGTGAGAGTGTTCGCTATGATTGATCCGTGGTCACAATGGACTTTGTATCCATTCCATAAAGGGATTTTTAGAATTATTTCTAGACATTCCGATATAGATGGTACATTTAATCAATTGAGACCTTTGAAAAGAGCTTGAGCTCATATGAATGATAAAACATATGGTTTATTCTCTATGGATCTTTCTGCAGCTACTGATAGATTACCAATAGCTTTACAGATACCATTAATCTCATCCGTTTTTGGATTTGACGGGGAAGAAGGAAGAGCATGAGCCCATACTCTTGTAAACAGAGAGTATGAGTTACCCCAAAGTGCGTCCAAGTATATGACGGGGGATGTTCCATCCGACGTAACATATAACTGTGGACAACCAATGGGAGGGTATTCTTCATGGCCAATGTTAGCCATCACTCATCACTTTATCGTGCAAGTGGCAGCCTGGACTTCAGGAGTAACCCCTAAAGATTCTATCTTTAAAGGTTACGCTGTATTAGGAGATGATATTGTTATCTACAACAAAATTGTAGCAAAAACGTATCATTCTCTTATCCTATCATTGGGTGTCGAATGTAATTTGAGTAAGTCCATAATTAGCCCAAAAGGGTTAGGAATGGAATTTGCGAAAAGAATATTCTTAAAAGGTGGGACTGATGTCTCACCCGCCCCCTTAAAAGAGTTTTACTCTGCGATGGGATCTATTAATGCCTTGATTGAGTATGGTAGAAAATATAATTTATCTACCCCTACTCTAATTAAAGTGGCTGGATTTGGTTATAAGGTTATTGCTTCTTGCAATAAGCCTTTTCACAAAATCACTAATTTGAA